TTGTCAAGATCAGCTTCCCCGTTCGACTAATCACATTGGGACCGGGCAACCTTGACGCTCAACGGTCACTTATGAACATGGTCGCCAAAGTGCTAACCAAAAACGTGGCAGTTGTAGACGGACGCCCAACTATTGCCGTGATCGGCGGCAGCGAACTTTCGGCGTATGATCTCACTATTGAAATGCAAGCCCAAACAAGTTAGGTGCCTATGTATATTATTAAAAGCCCCCGCATTGGTGTAGTAGGCCAAGAATTCAAGGTTCGACCGGGCTTAAACGTGCCGGCACTTATTTGGGGCGGGTTTATTGAGGAAGTCCAGGACGAAGCGACCGAGGAAGTAACCGAGGAAGTATCCACACCGGCACCAAAAAAAGGTGCTAAAAATAAGAAAGCAACGAAAGAGGAATAAACACCATGGCAACTAGCACTTATTTGGCAACACCGGGCGTTTCGGTCAATGGCGTTTCGCTTACCGACCAATGCACCGCAGCAACTTTTACGCACCGTTTTGACCAGTTGGAAAACACAACGTTTGGGCAGACGTCACGCAGCTACCAAGCAGGATTGGGCAACCACGAAGTCACGCTCTCGCTTTTCATGTCGTACGCAGCGTCCGAGACCTACGCAACACTTGCCGCGCTCGTTGGCAACAGCGACGTTGACGTAATCGTTGACGCCCAAGGGGAGCTCTTTACCCTAACCAATTGCGCATTGCTTGAAATGCCAGTTGTAAACGCCACTTTGGGCGAGCTCTCGACCATTGACATTACTTTTGTTGGTGGCACTTACAGCGTTGCATAATTAGCGCCGAACAATCGGCCCGACACGAAAGAAGGCATACATGCAATTAACCCTTGAAGTAACCAACCACGAAGGCACATACCAAGTAAGCACAAACCTTTTTACCATTGTGCTATGGGAACGCCGTTTTAAGCGCAAAGCTGCCGACATGGCAAACGGCATTGGTGTAGAGGACCTTTTATTTTTGGCTTGGGAAGCAAGCAAACAATCTAAAATTATTGTGCCGTCAGAATTTGACACATTCTGCAAACAAGTAACCAACGTCGAGGTTGTGGAACAAGAGGCCCAAAACCCTACCCAAGCGGCACCTACCGCCGGCAACTAGCCGAACTGTTAGTTGCAACAGGGTGGGCGCCGCATTGGTACGCGCAAGTGTTTGACACGCAAGACCTTTTAACCGTGGCTAAAGTCTTAGGGGAACGAAACAAAAGGTAAACGCCATGCGCCAACGAATATTGGAAGTCCAAGGTATTCAAGAAGCGTTGGCCGAATTAAACAAAATTGACCCTAAATACAGGCGCCAAGTCACCAAACGCATTAAAAACAGCGGTCAAATAATTCTTAACGAAGCCCGCAGCATGGTTTCCCATTTTGACAACAGCAAGGGAACTGGCGAACCGTTAAGCGGTATGCGCCGGGGCAACCTAGTTAAAGGCCGTGAAACTAGTTGGCGCACCGATCAAGTAAAAAAGGGCTACAAAATTAAAGTAGGTGTGCGCGCGACCCGTGAACGTTACGTTGACTTCAACAAAGGCGGCTACACCGAACAGGTTGTTTTCGGCTCGAAGCCTTACAAGCTAATGGTTGTGCAATCCACGGACCCTGCCGGCGTGATCTATGACCATGCGGGCCGTAACACAGACGGGCTATTTGTCACCAACCTTACAAAAGAGGAAGGCGGGCAACCGCGCGTTATTGACAAAGCCGTAGAGAACAACAAGCCTGCCGTACAAAAAGACGTTGAGCTAGTTATTGACGACGTGGAAAAAATAACTAACCGCAATTTGAAAAGGCGTACCCGCTAATGGCAATCAACATTCCAATTATTACAACGTTTAGCGACGCCGGCATTGGCGCGGCCGAAAAGGTATTTAAGAAGTTTGGTAAGACTGGCGCGCTTGTTGGTGCTGCCGTTACCGCCGCGTTTGGTGCAGCTGCCGTTGGTATTACTAAAGCGCTACAGGCTGCCGCCGAGGACCAAAAGAGTGTTGCCCTACTGGAAAAGCAGTTACGCAATAGCGTTGGCGCGACTAAAGCAATGGTCGGGGCGACCGAGGACTTTATAGGCAAAATGCAGTTTGCGTCAGGTGTGGCGGATAGTCAGCTTAGGCCGAGCCTTGCCACGTTGGTTCGAGCAACGGGTGACCTTACAAAAGCCCAGGACCTTTTAGGGCTTGCCTTAGATTTGTCCGCGGGCGCCAACGTTGACTTGGAAACAGCAAGCCTTGCGCTTTCCAAAGCTCAAAACGGCCAGTTAGGTGCATTAACGAAATTAGGTATTGCGCTTGACCCGGCAATTATTAAAAGCAAAGACTTTGCAGCCGCCCAACGCGAACTAGAAAAACAATTTGGCGGGGCTAGCGCTGCAGCCGCGCAAACATTCGAAGGCCAGTTACGACGCTTAAACGTGGTGTTTGACGAAGTAGTAGAAAGCATTGGCTACGCAATCCTCAACAACCGTTACTTTAAGGACGCGCTAGACAAATTGCCGGGCGCTGCACAAGCCGCCGTAGAAGCTTTCGGTAAGGGCGGAATATCGGGCGCGTTTGACGCATTTGTAAAAAACATGGGCATTACTGGGCTTTACATTCAAAAGTTCACATTGGCTGGCGAACTTGCGTTTGCGCGCATGAAGCTAAAAATTGAAAACGCAATCGTTGGTTTGACGCTTGGGTTTAGCCGTTTTATTGGCATTACTGGCGACATGGGCGAAACGCTAGGCGAACTAGGTTTAACCCAAGTACAAGAATTAGAACTTAAATTTGGCAGTTTGCTACGTCAGATTGACGAAGTAACGGCCGCTATGAAAGCCGACGAAGCGGCAGCCGCTCGACTGGCAGGCCAAGCCGACGCATTGAAACCAAAGGTAGACGGCGTTACAACCGCGTTTGAAGGCATGGGCGGTGGCGCCGGTGGCGCGACCAAAAAAGTCAATGAACTGTACGGCACCATAAAAGACAAACTGACCGAAGCGCTAGACGACGCCAAAACCCAATTAAGCGACGCACAAACCGCGTTTGCCGATTTTGGCAAAAATGTGGCGTCAAGCATTTCGGACGCATTTAGTTTTAGCGACGCCAAAGAAGCCGGCGACGAAACAGGGGCAGGCTTTTTGGCAGGTTTGCGCGATCAGGTCGCAGGCGTCAAACAGTACGCCAACAACGTGGACTTGTTGCTTACCCGTGGATTGTCACTAGACGCGCTACAAGCCGTTTTGGACGCAGGTGGACAGGCAGGTGCAGCAATCGCCAACGAACTTGTTGCAGGCGGACAGGAAGCCATTACAGGCCCCGGCGGTGTAAACGAACTGGTAGCCACCGTTCAAGGCGTAGCCGACAAACTAGGGCTAGACAGCGCAAGCCGTTTCTACCAAGCCGGCGTAGACCAAGGCCAAGCACTTGTTAAGGGCCTTGAAAGTGTTTTAGTGAAGTACGAAAAGATTTTGAAAAACCCAAACCTAAGCACAAAACGTTTAAACGCGCTTTTACAGCAAGCCCAAACAGACATTGCATTTACACAGATCACCGCAGGCCAAACCGTTGCTATACCGGCGCCTAGCGCTTCGAGCATGGCAAGCGTTGCCGAACACCAAGCAATGCGAGGCAGCAGCGCCCCAATTACCGTAAACGTTAATGGTGGCATGGCAACAAGCGCCGAAATTGGCCGCGTCGTAGCCGACAGCCTTAAAGCATTTACACGCCAAAACGGCCCGCTTGAAGTACCTACGGTTGGTTACAGGTAATGCCCGGTAGCGCGATAGCCCAAGCCGGCAATTATTCGCTTTTAGTTGACACCGGTTACGACGTAAACAGTTTTGTTTTAGACGACGCCGTAAAAGGTTTATTGGACGGAACATACACGTTGGGACCGGGCAGCGACTTTGCCGACGTTACGGCAAGCACAACCCAAATAAGCGTTAGGCGTGGCCGTCGCGACGTGGGCGACCAATTCGCAGCGGGAACAATGACATTTACCATTAACGACGTTGACGGCATTTTTAACCCATTTGACGAAAACGGCCCGTACTACAACACGCCCGAAGCGTTGCCGGGCCTTGCCCCATTGCGCGCCGTTGAACTAATCCGCTACGACAGCTCTAACAATCCCGAATACTTGTACCGCGGAAAAGTGGTCAATTATAACTACAACTTTTCTTTGGACGGGTTAGACACCGTTACCGTTTATTGCAGCGACAACTTTTATTTGTTAAGCCAAACGTTCATGGACGAATTAAACGTAACGGTTGAAACATCAGGCGAACGCATAGAAACCGTTTTAGACCTTCCCGAAGTTAACTACCCAACTGGCGCCGCTCGAAGCATTAACACCGGCACCGTAAACCTGGGGCACGACGCCGCTTTCACCGTCCCCGCTGGCACCAACGTTTTGGCATACCTTTTGCAAATAAACCAAACCGCAGAATTTGGCCGTTTTTTTGTGGCGCGCGACGGGGTTTTAACCTTTACGCCACGTGTGGGTACAACCCTTAGCGGTCCCATAATTGACTTTATGGACGACGGAACGGGCGTCGGGTACACAAATTTAGGTATTACGTTTGAAGCGGACAGCGTAACCAACCGCGTGTACATAGAAAACTTGGGCACGGCAAACGCCACCGCCGACGACACCGCAAGCCAAGCAGCGTTTTTTGTGCAAACAAACAGCATTACAAACAGTTTGCTAGACGACGACCAACTAGCGGCCGCAGCAACGTACCTTTTGGACGGCACCCCTCAAGCGCGTTACAACAGCGTAGAAACCGTGTTTGGTGCCCTAACCAACGCCGAACGCGACACTGTGGCAACCGTTGACATTTCCGACACAATCAGTATTACCCGCACGTTTATTACTGGCGCCACAACAACCACGTTGGCCCAAGAGCTTTCGGTAGAGGGCGTCGAGCACGTTATTACTTTGGACGGGCACCGGGTCAGTTTGTTTACAAGCCCTACCACGATCGTTTATGAACTGATACTTGACAACCCAGTAACGGGAATTATTGACGCGCTAAACGTGTTGGGTTGATCTAGGCTAAAAGCATGGCAATACGCGAAACGTTTACAGCAGGACAGGTTTTAACCGCGGTGGAGTGCTCGAATTTGGCTTTGGCCATGATCGCATTGAACGCGCAAACGGGAACAAGTTACACGGCCGTTTTAGCCGACGACGGCAAACTTGTAACCATGGATAACGGTTCAGCAAGTACGTTTACCATTCCACCAAACAGTAGCGTTGCTTTTGGTATTGGTACGCAAATAAACATTATGCAATTGGGTGCGGGTCAAGTCACGATTACACCGGGCGCCGCGGTAACCATTCGATCAGCTGGAAGCAAACTAAAAACCAACGCACAATACGCGGTAGCAACTTGCGTAAAAATTGCGTCGGACACTTGGGTAGCCGTCGGCAACTTGACGGCATAAGCCATGCAAATTTTGGCAGGCGTAGGCGCAGGAAACCCAACTACAAGCATAGAAGCGCTTGTTGTTGCAGGTGGTGGCGCTGGTGGTTCATACGGTGGTGGTGGTGGTGCGGGCGGTTATCGTACGGCAACAATCAGCGTTACACCGGGAACAAATTACACGGTGACGATTGGCGCGGGCGGTTCGGGTGGAACTGGCGGTAACCGCGGAACAAATGGTAACGACAGCATTTTTGCAACGCTTACTTCGACAGGCGGGGGCGCCGGTGGCGCGTTTAATAATAACGGTTTAGACGGTGGTTCGGGTGGCGGTGGCGGTCTAAAAAATAGCGCTGGCAACACAACGGGCGGTTCGTCTAATCCTGCAACAACACCCGCACAAGGTTTTTATGGTGGCAATGGTGTAGGTGCAAGCGGCCTTACATTATCCGGCGGTGGTGGCGGTGGTGCTTCCGCACAAGGCCAAAACGGTTCATTAGACGACGGCGCGGTTGGTGGTAACGGAACCGCAAACAGCATTAGCGGCGCTTCGGTAACTTATGCCGGCGGTGGTGGTGGTGGTGCAGACGGCCGATCTGGAAGCCCAACAGCTGGTGCAGGTGGAACAGGTGGCGGCGGTGCAGGTGCAACGTCGGGAACGGCAACTAGCGGAACAGTAAACCTTGGTGGCGGTGGCGGTGGTTCAGGATATTTGGCCGACTTCGGCATTGGTGGAAACGGTGGCGCGGGTGTCGTCGTATTGCGATATTCAAGCGCGTTTGACCGTTTAAGCAACGTTGGTGCAGGGCTTACCTACACGGTTACAACGGCAGGCGGATACCACATTTACAACTTCACAGCTGGAAGCGACACAATCAGGTCTTAATATGGCTTACTACGCATTTGTAAACGACGAAAACATTGTTGTAGACGTCATTCGAGGCAACGACGAAACCGTAGGCGGCACCGATTGGGAAGCCTATTACGGTCAGCAATTCGGTATGCGTTGCCTACGCACAAGTTTTAACGGAAACTACCGGGGCATTTTTGCCGGTATTGGTTACCGCTACGACGAAGCATTAAACGAATTTGTTGGCCCGGCGCCACAACCGCCCTTGCCCGATCTTGCATGAAGTGGCGTTATACAATTGGCTACGTGCTTTTAATCGCCGTCGTAGTTTGGGGTTGTAATGGTTGCACTTATTCAAAAACTAATGTCAAGTACCAATGTTTTACAAAGGCCGCATGTGACTAAAACACCCGAACAGCACCATGCCGCGCTAATTGTTTTTGTTGGCCGTCTAATGGCATTGTGTTTTACCTTTACGGTTATGGCGTTTATTTACGGCATTTTGTTTGTTGACCAACCAACCGAACAAGCACCAACAGACGCACAACTAATTGACCTTTTAAGCACTTTGCTTGTTTTTCTTACTGGCACACTTAGCGGATTGGTTGCTTCAAATGGGCTTAAAAGCAAGCCAGGAACACCAACGGAATAATGATTGCTAAAGCTAAACCCGGTGTTGTTGGTGCGCGCGACTACATAGGCAACAGCGACGGCCCGGCAACTGGTAAACGTGCCGGCACCGAGGAATGGGTAAGGCAAGCTGCAAAGTATTCAAACGGCGCGCTTTGGAACAATGGGACTTATGGCCAACGTGACGTTCGCTCGAAGCCCGGCACATTGTCAGTACACGCCACAGGGCGGGCAATGGATTTGTCATACCGCAAAATAGACGGCAAAGGCATAAAAGAAGGTCGCGCGGTATCCAAAGTTTTCATTGACAAAATACTTGCCAACGCCAATGCCTTCGGTGTGCAAATGGTCATTGACTATTACAGCAAACCTTGGGGCGCGTCATGGCGTTGTGATCGCCAAGCGTGGAAAGTGTACGAAACAAAAACCGTGTCAGGCGCACCCGGTGGCGATTGGTGGCACATAGAGCTAAGCCCCGCGTTTGCCGACAACCCGGACGCCGTAAAAGCCATATTTGAAGCGACATTTGGGGTATCCACAACCGCGTAACAATCGTTGGCTAAGGTTTTTCCACCGACGGAAAGCCTAAACCTATGACAGAGCCGCAAACCTTTCTTTACGAGTACTACATAACAACCCTCGAAACAGGGCAACAAGTTATGGTTCAACTTTTTAGAGACCCAAAAACATTTGATTGTTTGCACGTACAAATGGCATTTAAAAGCCCGGCACACGGCACATGGGGTAACCCCTACCAAATGGAAAGGCCCAACTAATGATTATTCACAGATTGCTCACAGGCTTATTAGCCCTAGTTTTGGGCGTTTTGATCGCTTTTAACTTCAACAATGCACAGGCCACCGCGCCAACCCCACAGGTCGTAATTGCTTCCCTACCGCCAACAACTACGACCACAACCACAATGCCCGCATTGGTCACTACATGCTCGCAGGTGGCGACTTTGGCCGTTGCCGAAGGATTACCGCAGGCAGAGCTGGAAACCGCGTTACGGGTCGCTGTACGCGAAAGCCTTTGCACAAGTGACGCTTTCAATGCCACCGACACAATGGGGGGCAGCACCGGCATTTACCAAATAAATTACTTTTGGTGCAAACCTTCGACGTACTGGCCTACCGGTTGGTTGCAAGCGCATGGCATTTTGCAAACGTGCGACGAACTATTTGACCCCGTAACAAACACTAAAGCCATGGTTGCCATTTGGAACAACAGCGGTTGGCTACCATGGAAAACAGCAAACTAAATGCAAGAACAGCCCTACCCCGACAACACATTAAGCGAGGAAACCCGACGCATGTTAGACCCGACACAAACCGCCCTGCATAGGCACGAAACAGTAATCAAAAACTTGTTAGACGAAATTTGCAGGCCCGCACACATACCGTACAAACCGAAACACGCCGACTTGATCGCCCGGCTAAAACATTTGGCCGTTGACCTAGACCTAAGCGGAAACACAACCGACTGGCAAACAGTAAGCGAAGCAATTGAAGCGCTTGGCGGGTGACATGCCACAAATTGCGCTAACCCAAAACGAAATTGACTACGCCTACGCCGTTGCACGTTTACGAATAGATTGGTGCGACGCGCGCGGTGCAAAACACAACTACGGGTTAACCCCCGCCGACAGTTTAAAAGCAATGAAAATAGGCTGCATTGGTGAGTTCGCTGTAGCCAAGTATTTGCAATTGGCCTGGGGTTTTGAGCCGTACAACAAAAACGCTAGCGACGTGGCCGGTTATGAAGTGCGTTCAACATTGCGCGCTAACGGTTGCTTGCTTACCCATGAGTGCGACAAACCCGCAATATACATTTTGGCAACACTTGACGCAGACACACGCACAGTAAGCCTTCGAGGTTGGCAAACACTTTACGAAACATGGCACCCAACACGTTGGGCAACCAACATGCCGGCACCGTGCTTTATGACGCCACAAAGTTTGTTACACCCAATGGATACGTTGCCCGCAGCAATTTAAACCCGACACAAAAGGACCCGACACATGGCTTTTAGCATTGACAATTATGTAGACGTGCCGACCCGCTTGAATGAAGCGTTGAAGCGTTGGCCGAACCTTCGAATACAGGAAACAAGCGCGGAAGTTGTGACCATGCCCGACGGCTCATGCTTTTACCGTTGCACCGTGACCGTTTGGCGCGACGAAACAGACCCGTTGCCAAGCATTGCGACAGCTGCCGAACCGTACCCCGGCAAAACGCCGTACACAAAAAACAGTGAATTTATGGTTGGCATGACGTCGGCGTTAGGCCGTGCGCTTGGGTATATGGGTTGTGGCGTAAGCAAAGCCATTGCAAGCAAAAACGAAGTACAAGCCCGCCAAGACCAACCAACCGAAACAAAGCCAAAAGCACCTGGCACCTACCCCAAACAGGCAAGCCAAAAACAGGTTTACTTCATAAAGTCTTTGGCTAAAGGCGCCGGCTTTGACGACGCAGCTTTGCACGATTACATAGCCGTAACCCTTGACAGCGACGCGGTAACGCTCGAAACGTTAAACCCCGATCAGGCCACGCAGGTAATTGACGCAATGAAAAAACTACCTAGCAGTAAGGGCGACTAATGGACTTGGCACAACAGTTAGAACTACTTGCGCGCATGGTGCGCTTAATTGAGGAACTACAAACAATGCAAGTGGATTACCTAGGCAAAGACAAAGTAGTGCAACATTTGCGTTGGTCAAGCGAACATTTGTCTAACGACATTTGGGCGCGCACAATACACAAGGATTACAGCACCAATGGCAATGCTTGAAGCGCAATTTAAAAACGCGGTCATTGAAGTAGCACAACGTTACGGTTGGTTTGTACACCATGACCTGCCGGCAATGAACAAGCGCGGCAAATGGGCCACACACATTCAAGGCGACAGCGGTTTTCCCGACCTTGTGCTAGTCAACCCCAAGGGTGTGCTA